ATATTATATGGAGGGTATTGTCCTTTTGGTGTTCCTGTACCATATGCATGGAATCTGTCGAATAGATCGTCATATCCTACGCTATAACGATTTACAGCGTCAAAAATTTTGTCGATGTCCTTTGTAGACCATCTTGTTAAGTTAGTCATAGTTCTCCTTTAATAAGCGAGTGTTTAGTTTTTGTACCCGAAGCGTACATGTTTATTTAACCATGTTTTAAGGAGTAAGTATATGTAACATACCGAACATAAATGTAGAAAAGGCAGAACCTATATAGTTGTACATCATAGTGTGTAAATCAATGAAAAAATTATTCGCTATATTATTGTTAGCAGGAGTAAGTTCCCCTGCTATGGCTAACTTATCGATAAGACATCAGTCAAGTTTACAGCATACAGTGGACGCTCAACAAGCAACATATTCAAGATTAGGTAACTCTTACTCTATATCAGGAACTAACGTAACGACATCACATACTGCAGCAGGTGCCTCTAGTGCAACCACTAATGGCATTGGTGTTAACGCTTACAGTGCTTCAACTGGTGTTGGAACAGTAGGTACAATCACAGGAACTCAATCAGGATCTGGATCATTTGCCTTTGCTCAATCATGGACACAAGGTGACATAGGTGGAACAGGATCTGAATACCTAGACTTCGGTAGTGTATCAGTAACGACTGCAGGAACTCAAAACAGTTCTACTAATGCACCAGGTACTATAACTAATGCTCATGCGATCACCTTGACAGGTACTGGTAACGTAGGTACAAACACAACAGGTCAGTTCGTAACTGAGGTTACTGCGTTCTAGGCATGTTGAGAAAGGGTATACATATAGTAGCACTAGGTGTACTTGCAAGTGCACCTGTATATGCTGTGCCCGTGGTCCCGAATTTCACTCAAGGCTCGATGACGTCAAATACGCAAACGACCTCAAAAGTGACGGAGACAATTAATTCGATGGATTATAATACAGGGTACCAATTTTCAGTAACGGGCTCAGGGGTAACCGCTAGTGGTAATCTCTCACCTACTACTACTGATGCTAACGTGACTATTAATGGAGTGACTTCGACATGGACTGGGATCGACACAAAACCCACCTTCACACAGACAATACCAGGAGCAGCGTTTCAATTCACGGAGACGTATCAATCCCCAGGTCTTTCAAATCATACAGTAATACAAAGAGTAACAGAAGTAACAAGCGTCACAGACACAACAAGTATTTTCTCTCAATAGTCTTATGTTTGTCTCAACTTGCTAACGTCCCTACAGTTAAAGCAAGTGATGTAGGTGGTGTATCTGCGACTGCTAGTCCCATCGCGAATAGTTCTGGCTCAGTGACCAATCAGGCAATACAAGTTTTACAAGGACCGTATATAACAAACACTTATGGTGGGCAGATCCAGTGTCAAGGACCTACCATGAACATAACTCCATATGCCACAGGTACTGCATCAGCACAAAAACCATATGAAGACTTTTGGGATTCACCAGTGTACAACATGATTGATGCTGATGATGATGGTGTACCAGATAATCCAGGACAGATATTATATTACACTCCAAACCGTACAGGACAAAAAGATAACTATAACATAAGTCTAGGTGTTAGTGCTACATGGTCTAAACCATTAGACAAAGAACTACAAGCACTATGTAAGCAAGCAGCAACTACACAAATAAAATTACAAGAACAACTAACAGCAAATAAACGATTAGACTTTGAGATCGCGAGATTGAAAAATTGTGGAAATTTACTTAAAGAGGGTATATCATTCCATCCAAAATCTCCTTACTATGCAGTGTGTGCTGACGTAGTAGTTAAGGGTAAGAATATTATAACTCCTCACCAACATGATATACCTAAGGTTTCTTTAAAGAACGTTTCGACATCTTCTGAAAGTTTAAAGGACTTAAACCTTTCTGTTGGCGTAATCGATTAGTCTCTATCTCTTTACGAGATGGTTTATATGGTTTCTTTCCTAACTTCTTTTGTACGAAAGAGGTTAGTTTTTTTATGACTGGTTTTATAACTCTCAATAATAATGGTGTGGCAGCAGCACCTGCAGTTGCGAGAACTGCTATTGCCACTGTAGTTGTTGCTTGATTTGGTGATGGTAAAAATTTCTCAGCAGGTGAAGTGGGTTCATACAATGTCACACAGACCTTACCATTTTCACTTAGTTCGTGACCTACAACTTTTTCATCACCTGCCTGTGTTAAGTCACCAAGTCTTAAGTTGGCAGGACCTGGGCAAGGTACTTCTCCTCCAAGATCACCAGTAGGAGGAACCTCTGGTGGGTCAACTTCTGGTGGTGGTGATACAGGTGGTACTTCTTGTTCTCTTGTTATTATTAGTTGCTCTGGTTCATAGTTCATCGCATCGTAAGAAGGAACCCCTGCGTCACAATAAACTATGACACCATCAGGGTCGTCCTTCTCTAGATTTTTATTCTTCATTACACTGTTACTGTTCTGCTCATGTGCTTCTACACATCCAGGTATATCAATAACAGGAACCCCTATCATATCAGGACTTGTTACAGGTCCATAGATAGGAATTGCTTGAATGGGTTTATCGGTCAGTACAGGATGTGGTAACCAAATCTGTGTAGTTCCGATAGTTTGTACTTGACCAACACCTATATTAGGTATCGACATTTAACAATCCTTAGACATTTCTTCTGCCATAGATCCACCGATCTCAGCACCTTGGTTTCCACCAAACATTGCTACCCAACCTGCAGCAACCCAACCAACAAAGGGAATACCACTCACAGCAGGTGCAGCAGCAGCACCAATACTAGTGCCAACTACTCTACCTGTACCTTCTCCTGATCCTACTGCTTTGATACATGCGATTCTTTCAGCACTTATTGCTGCTGCTTGTTCTTGAGTCAATCCAGGTGGTGAATCTATCCATGATCTCTTGTTAGATACAGGACCTCCTTGGTTGGTCTTACCATCCATGAAGTATTCTTCAGCAACTTTAGTTGTGTTGTTTGCAAGTCCTAAGAAACCACCCTTCTTCTTGATGTCCTTAGTAAGGTATGCAGTCTTGGGATCGTTTGCTTTATAACTGATCTTATATCCTTCTTTATCTGCCTGTACAACATATGACGTATAGTCACCTACAGGAATATCAATCTTGGGTACGCTGTTACGATTATTCGTAGCAATCAATCCAATCAATCCAATATGCGTCACACCTAGAACTGCTCCTAGACTTAACGAAAACCATTTATTCATGATGTCCTCCTAGAAAGGTAGAGCAGGTCCTGTAAGATCTGGCATTGCTTCACCAACTATGTTGGGAACTGCAGAGGTTACAGACTCTAATGCTTTTGATTTGATGTCTTCTATGATGGCATCCTTTTGTGTATATAGATATACACCACCGCCAACAACGGTAAGAGATACAACGCTAGACGCAATAGCAAGTACATTGATAATTTTTTGCATGATGTTTATTTGTCAGGGACGATTTTTACAGGACCTTGTTCTATCCTGATTGTTTGTGCAGGTGCTGTTTCAGATGCTTTAGCAATAAGGAACTCCATATCTTTCTTAGATATGTTAGCACTACTGTCTGCACCATTCTTCTTCTTTGAACCTGCTGCTTGGACGCCAAAAGTTGCCAAAGTTCCTGTGAAGACGCTGGCTATGAAAGTTGGATCCAGTTTTTGTTCTGGTATTTTAAATGCTGTAGGTAACTTAACATACGCTAATGTTAAAATTCCTGCGGACCACACCAGAACAGATAATCTAACAAATGTACTAAGGATAGCAAGTTGCTCTTCTTTGTCATCTGCTGCTTCTTTAAGTTTACCAATAATACCTTTTGGTTTTTCCTCGGCAACTTTTTTTGCTTCTGCCATAATGTTTACTTTTACTCCTTATTATCTATAACATATATATTTCCACTTATTGAGATGCGTGTATTGTCTGTTGTATAGAAGGGATTGACTCCATGATTGAGTCTAGCAGGGAAGAATACTATCTTCCATTCCCATGTTTTATCTACATTTATATACGCTGTATCTAATCCACCAAGTGCTGTATTGTATTGGAACATGAATGACGCTGTTTCATTTCCACTAGTTTTAGGATATCTTTTTCTTTCCTCCTCTAGATCATATGGTATTTGAACCCAGATCACAAAGGAAAATATTCCACTATGTATATGTAAAGGATTGAAATCATATTTCTTTTGATAGTTTACCCATAGTCTTTTTAGTTCAAAGTCACTATTGTTTATATCATGCATTCTCTCTGCCATACCTAAAGCAGGTTGAAAACCAAACTGATTAACGTATTCGTATGAAAGACATCTAGTAAAAGATTTTATCTCTTTAGTTAAAGGCAAAGTCCATTCTTCTTCTAGATGACCTCTTAGAGAGTCTCTAGCATCATTCTCAGAAGACTTCTCCAGTTCATACATACTCTTCCGTAGTTCTGCTACAACAGGAGATGGAACCTCTGCCATTAAATATCCAGGAGATTTTAACCACTGGACGTGATACTTAAAGTCACTCATTCGCTAGTGCGTTTCTTTCCTATATTATATTTTGATTCTAACGTCCACTCACCCTTCTCTTTATATGCTATGACTTTGATTTGACTTAAAGGTGCGACCTCTTTTATTTCTGTTTCTTTTACGATCTCTACGAGACCCCAATCAGATAATAACTTAATAATTCTATTTCTTCTTTGTACATCATTGTCTGATAAGTTTGCTTTCTTTCCGTCTAA